CAACAAAATTTAAAAAACTCATCAAAGAAGCAGTAAGAGAAGCAATTCAAGAAGAATTGCGTGATATATTACTAGAAGCAGTTAAATCACCAAAAGCAACAGTAGTTAATGAATCATATGTACCTCAAAACACATATGCTCAACCTCACGTCGCTCAACCTAAACAATTAACAGCAACTGAACGCAAAGCAATGTTTAGTGGTATGCTTGAAGAAATGCAACATGGTGGTGTAGCAACAACAAAAAATGTTCCGTTTAAACCTCAAGGACCTGTTGATTCAATCAATGGTAAATTACCTGAAGGTGAAGTAGACTTAAGTCAAATTATGGGATTAATGAATAATAGATAATGGCATACGGCGCTAAAAAAATATTTCCAATAGATACCCAACCCGGAACTGCGGTTGGTGTTTCTATTCCTTTCAATGCACCTAATGTATTTTTTTCAACTTATACTACAAAAGATGCTGTTCGAAATAATCTTTTAAATTATTTTTTAACAAATAAAACTGAAAGATACTTAAATGTAAATTTTGGTGCTAATTTAAGAGCTTTTATTTTTCAACAAATTACAAACGGAAATATAGAAGGTTTAAAAGAAGATATTCAATCTCAATTATCTCTTTACTTTCCTAACGTTATAGTAGCATCATTAAATATATTTCAAAATCCCGATGATAATGAAATAACGGTAGAATTAAAATATAATGTTAGAGATACGGGAATATCTGATCAATTACAAATATCATTTCAATAATGGCAAATAATAATACTAAAAAAGATATAAAATATATCAATAAGGATTTTACCGAATTAAGAGCAAGTCTTATAGATTATGCTAAAACGTATTTTCCAACTACTTACAATGACTTTAGTCCTACATCACCAGGTATGATGTTTATGGAAATGGCAGCGTATGTGGGTGATGTTTTATCTTTTTATCTTGATAATCAATTTCAAGAAAACTTTTTACAATATGCTCGTCAAACAAACAATTTATTTGAATTAGCATATATGTTTGGTTATAAACCAACAGTAACACAAGTTGCAACTACAGCCATTAGCTTTTACCAACAATTACCTGCTAAGCTATCAGGCTCAACTTATATACCTGATTATGATTACGCTTTATTTTTACCTGCAAATACAACAATTGGTTCTTCTTTAACTGGAGTTTCACCATTTTTAGTAGCTGATCCGGTAGATTTTACAGTATCATCTTCTCAAGATCCAACCGAAGTAACAGTATATTCTACTTCTGGAGGCAATCCAACCTATTTTTTACTTAAAAAAGATAGAAAAGCAATTTCATCTACTATTAATACCACTACTTTTACTTTTGGATCTCCTGTTCAATTTTCAACAGTTGAAATTAATACAAATCAAATTGTAGGGATTTTAGATATAGTAGATAGTAATGGTAATACATGGTATGAAGTAGATTATTTAGGTCAAGAAATGGTTTATAAACCTCTTAAAAACACAAACCCAAATGATCCTAATTACTACTATGATCAGGGCAATGCTCCTTATCTATTAAAACTAGAAAAAGAACAACGTCGTTTTGCTACACGTTTTATAGATTCAAATACATTACAAATTCAATTTGGTGCAGGTACATCAAATGATGTAGATGAAAATATTACCCCTAATCCAAATAATGTTGGTATAGGATTACCATTTGAAAAAACAAAATTAACAACAGCATATTCACCTTCAAATTTCTTATTTACAAGAACTTATGGTATTGCTCCTTCAAATACAACTTTAACAGTTAGATATTTAACGGGTGGTGGAGTTACAGCTAATGTAGCGGCAAATACTCTTGATACTATTAATACTTCACCAACATTTTTAAATTCAAATTTAAACGCTACTACAGCTAATACAATATTTTCTTCATTAGCATGTACTAATTTATTTGCAGCTGATGGAGGTGGAGATGGAGATACAGTAGAAGAAATTAGACAAAATGCAATGGCTAATTTTGCTTCTCAATTACGTAACGTAACACAAGACGATTATTTAGTTAGAGCACTTTCAATGCCTGCTAAATATGGTGTTATAGCTAAGGCGTATATAGAACCATCTAAACGCGTTAGTATGTCCGCAGGAGAATCTAATTCTGTGTTGGACTTATATGTTTTAAGCTATAACGCGGATAAAACATTAAGAACGGCTTCTATGGCCTTAAAACAAAATTTAACAACATATCTATCTCAATATAGAATGATTGGAGATGCCGTTAACATCAGAGATGGATTCGTAATTAATATTGGTGTAAATTTTGAAATAATAGTATTACCTGATTATAATAATAATCAAGTATTAATAGATTGTATAACTGCTCTTAAAACATATTTTTCAATAGATCAATGGTCAATTAATCAACCTATTGTATTAAGAGATTTATATATTTTATTAGATAAAATAACAGGAGTACAAACAGTAAAATCAATACAAATAACAAATATAGTTGGTGAAGATATAGGATATAGTCCTTATGCTTATGATATAACAGCAGCAACAAGTGCTAATGTAGTTTATCCTTCACTTGATCCATCTATTTTTGAAGTTAAATATCCAAACCAAGACATTCAAGGAAAAGTAGTATCATTATAATATTAAACAATGGCTGTATATAAAATATTCCCAAGTAAAGACGCAACAATATATTCCCTATTCCCTAACATGAATACAGGATTAGATGAAATTATTGAAGCAACCGAAACTCAAATTAGTTCAACAAATAATTCTAACCCTGCAGCTAGTAGATTCCTTATTCAATTCTCAGATTCTGAAATTGAAAATGTTTTAGAAAACATAATAGGAATTAGTAGTTCAGCTCAGTTACTAAATAATAATTTATGGAAATCTAATCTTCAATGTTTTGTTGCAACTGCTACTGGTTTAGCATTAAACACTACTTTAGAATGTTTTCCGGTTTATGGTGATTGGGGAATGGGAACAGGACATTATTTAGATGAACCTACAGTAACTAACGGAACAAGTTGGATATGGAAAGATTATTCCGGATCTGTTCAATGGTTAACGGGTAGTTATCCTTCAAATGTTACTGGTTCTTATAATACTGCCTACTCACCAGCTGGTGGGGGTAATTGGTGGACTGGTTCTAATGTTTCTTGGTTTAATTCAAATACATACCCTATAACAGCATCTCAAGTATTTAACTATTCTAGTAATAAAGATATAAACATGAATATTACTAATATTGTTAGAGCTTGGTATACTGGTTCAGTTTCATGGGATGGACTAATAATAAAACAATCATCAGGTTCTGAATTTGTTAATAATATTAATGTTCAACCTGAGTTGAAATTTTTTTCAATTGATACTCATACTATATACCCTCCTCAACTTCAATTTAGTTGGAGAGATTATTCATACAATCCCGGAACTTTATCAATCCTATCTCAATTACCGGCAACAGTAACACTACAACAAAATCCAGGATTTTTCTATCCTGAAAGTGTTAATAGATTTAGAATATATGCTAGACCAGAATATCCAGCACAAACTTGGCAAACAGCTTCTGTTTATACTCAAAATTATGCTTTACCACAAGCATCTTACTATGCTGTTAAAGATTTAGATACAAATGAATATGTAATTGATTTTGATGATCAATTTACTCAATTAAGTTGTGATTCTACTAGTAGTTATTTTGATGTACATATGAAAGGTTTAGAACCTGAAAGATATTATACTATACTTATTAAGTCGACAATTAATGGATCAACTATGGTATATAATGATCAATATTCATTTAAAATTATAAACGGATAATGGCAGATCAAATAACATTAGTAAAGCAGCAGTATAATAAAGCTCAATATAATAAGGTAATTGATAATAATTTTACTCAATTAACTCAACCTATTGATGTAACTCAAACTATTGTACCTAATGCTGATAATATTAGTGTACAACAATTTTTTGATTATTATCAACAATTATTTTATGTTATCCCTAAATTTGGAGATATAAATTCTCATCAGTACCTTATTACGACAAGTACAGAATATATAGGAGGCAATACTCAAAATGATGATTTAGTTCAATCATTGTTAGAAGAAGTAACACAATTAAGACAAGAAAATTTAGACCTACAACAACAAATAGTAGATATAACAAAGACAATATAATAAATGGCTGAAATAGTTAACATATCACAATTAAATCCTCAAACTTTTGAGTTACAAGAATATTCTCAAGAGGATACTAGTCTTATAATATCAACAGATGTATTTGATACTTTTGATCCTACTATTGATCATATTGAATATTTTATATATGATTTAAATGGAACTCCTTTATATGTTAATGATGATAGTTATCCTGTTTATTCTTTAATCAACAATACTTTAGTTATTGATCCTGAAGAAGATTTAAAACGTCAAGGATTTACCGAAGGTAGCTATAATACATTATATAATTTTTTAAAAAATAGATTAGCATCAAGTTATGAATCTCGTTATTATATAAGCCAAATTAGTTCAGATAGAACTGAAGTTAGATTAGATACAACGGCTATTTCTAATGCTGATGTTATATTTTCAACCAATGAATTTATAGACTATAGAATTAGCAGTAGTGTATTTGTAGATTTTTATTTAGATTTTGGAAATAATAATTTAGTTATTGCTAATAATATTTTATTAGATCCTACAGATCCTTTAAATCCAACAGTACTAATTAAATTGTATGAACCTTTACCACAACAATTTGATATAAATTCTCAATGTTGGGTAGTAGAAACTATATCTAATCCTTCTGCTTATAATATTAATATAACTCAAACTTTTGATTTTTTAAATAATGGTATTCCTTTACAAGGACCTAATTTAAATATATCTCTTAAAGATCAAATTAATAACTCAACTCCTTATTATACTTATAATAATTTAACTTCTAACACCTCTACCCTAGGTACAGGTAGCTTTCAATACCAAATTAATAGTATTTTAGCAGAAAGAGGATTAGAAATTAATATTGATTATTCAAATTATTCTGATTTTGTATTTTTTGCTTCTGCACAAACACAATTAGAAAATTTTTATTATAAATTGAATTTACTAGAACAATACCAGTATAGTGCAAGTATTGCTGGTCCAAGTACTGTAAACAATTATATATCTTCTAGTAATAGTGTTTGGTTAAATAAGATAAATGAAATAATAACTGGTTTTAGTGGTTATGAATATTATCTATACTATGAATCAGGTAGCACATCATGGCCTAAAACAAACTCAATCTACCCTTATACTAACGCAGGTTCTAATTCAGTAATAGGTTTAGCATTTTTAGCATCTCAATCTCTTATTGCTTCATTATATGATGAAGAAAATAATAATCGTTTATTAAATGCTATTCCTTCATACTTAAGAGAAGATCCAAATAACGACCAATATCAATTATTTGTTGATATGGTTGGTCAAAATTTTGATAGCGTTTGGGTTTATATTAAAGATGTTACAAATAAATTTAATGCTGATAATCGTTTAAATTATGGTGTATCTAAAGATTTAGTAGCCGATATTTTAAGAGATTTAGGTGTTAAAATATATCAAAATAATTTTTCAACAAATGATTTATATTCTGCCTTACTAGGTATTACTCCTTCAGGTAGTCTATATAATTTACCTTATACAACAGGTTCATTACCAACACCATCAGGATACCAATACGTTAACACGTATATAACGGCGTCTGCTACTGGTTCCTTAATGCCTACGTATGATATTAATGCTGAAACCTATAAACGCATTTATAATAATTTACCTTATTTACTTAAAAAGAAAGGTACACCTGAAGGTTTAAGAGCATTGATTACGTTATATGGTATTCCTGATACTATTTTACGCATAAATGAATTTGGTGGTAAAGATAAAAATCCAAATACCTGGGATTATTGGCAGGATGAATTTAATTATGCTTTTAATGTATCTAAAAGTGGATCTGTAAGAGTTCCATTTACTGCATCTTCTGCTCCATATGGTACTACTTACCCTAATTCTATTGAATTTAGATTTAAAACATCAGGTTTACCTACATCTTCTGTTCCGTATAGTCAATCATTATGGAAACATAGTAATGCTAATATAGGTGTAGTATTAGAATATTCACCTTTTTACATCCCCGTTGGTTCATCTTATGGTATAGGAACCTATGGTACAGGTACTTTTCAAGGAAGTCCAACTCCTATTCCCGCTTTTACAAGTGGATCATATAGTGGATCTATTGTTGATCCTTACTACCAATATGCTAATCTTAAATTTATAAATGGTTCAGAATCGTCAAGTGTTTATTTACCATTTTATAATGGTGGTTGGTGGTCTGTAATGATTAATAAAGATAATAGTAATGTTTATACTTTATATGCTAAAGATAAAAATTATGATGGTGAAGATGGTAATATTATAGGATTCCAAGCATCATCAAGTTTAACAGGATCTAGTTCTTGGGCATTGAGTGGATCTTTAATATTTGGTTCAAGCAGTATATTTAATGGTAAAACTTATACTGCCTTTAGTGGTTCATATCAAGAAATAAGATATTATAATGTACCTTTAAGTGAAAGTGCATTTAATGCTTATGTAATGAATCCTAACTCGATTGAAGGAAATACAATACAGGGAGCTCAATCTTCTAAAAATAGTTTATTCTTTAGATTATCTTTAGGGGGCGAATTATATACAGGATTAACTTCAATACATCCTGGTATTACTGGTTCAACTCCTGTTACTCAATCATTTATAAACAATAGTTCATCAGCTATATTTAGTGGTTCCTATTCATTTATTCCTAACTATGAAGTATCATATTATGATCAAGTAATAGCAGGTATCCAAAACCCAGTATCTGAAAAAATACAAAATAAAAATAATGTACTACCTTTTACAAGTAGTAATTCAACATATAATGGAGTACCTAATAACAAAGTATTATCTCCATTTATTTCAATTCAACAAAATGTAGCTGCAAGTAGTTCATATACAGCAAACGTAGATTATCTTGAAGTAGCTTTTTCACCACAAGATGAAATAAATGAAGATATTAATGATTCAATTGGTTATTTTAATATAGGTGAATTAATAGGTGATCCTAGAGAAGTACCTTCACGCAATACAAGTTATCCATTGTTAGATGCTTTAAGAAATGAATATTTTACTAAATATACAGGTAATTACAATATTTGGGATTATGTAAGACTTATCAAATATTTTGATAATTCATTATTTAAAATGATCCAAGATTGGATACCAGCACACACAGACGCTGCTACTGGTATTGTAATTAAACAAACATTATTAGAACGAAATAGATATCCTCAACCACAAGCTAATATTCATACTTCACAATCATATTATGGTAGTGGTAGTAATCCTAATATAGCTTGGGATACACAAATTTCTTTTGAAGATATTACAATTACGGCTTCAATTAAAGGAATTCCGGGAATATTAGACGGACAAAAAATATATACTTCATCAAACCAATATCAGTCATTCCCTATTGAACATATAACAGGTAGTTCAGGAGGAGTAATGCCTGAATTAGCAGGTACTTCTTCAGTTGGTTTATATGTTAATATAAATCAAGTATGGAGCGGTTCAACACCAAGTCCTGTAGGTCCTGTTCCTTTTATTGAATCATATCAGTATGAATTCTTTAATGGTGAATTAAGTGGATCAGTTATTGTTGCTGATAAATTTGGCAATTTAACAGACCCAGATTGTTTACCTTATTTACAAGCAAGTAAAACACCAACTCCATACAAACCCGTATTTTATAAATCTAATCAACTTGGAGGTTCAAATAATTCTTTAGGAATATTTTTAACTGCAGATACATCTCCAAACAACGGAGAAATATATATTTATTGGGACTCTGGTAGTTATAACATATAAAATTAAACAATGGCAAATACACCCGTATATACAAGAGGAGTTAAATATATTAAAGTAGCACGAATCGATGCTAATGGAAGAGATAATACTAATCAATTACAAAATCTAACAGATATTAGAGAAGTATTTTCTGATATTAGTTATCCTATTCAGTATAATATTGTAGGAATATCAGAATATCCAACATATTATCTTTATACTATTGTACCAACCGATGTTACTTCATCAGCAAATCAAGAAGTTTTAAATTATAAAGTATCAGCTAGTTCAAATACTTTAGATAATGGTTATGCTGGCCAATTTATAAGTTATAGTGTTAATACAAATACATTAAATTATCTTACAGCCTCTAGTGGTTTTTATACAGTTCATAATACTCCTAATGTTACTATACAATTAACAGGTTCAGCAACAATTACTTATAATGGATATGTTACGGATCCTACTAAATTTATTCTTTATAGTACCGCAAATCCTTTATCGCCCGTTATAGCTAGTGCTAGTCTTCCTTCACCTGCAGGTACATATACCGTTACTCTTTCAGGAAGTTTTACTTTATTAAAAAATACTAGCTTTTATTTTTATATAGAACCCGGAGATAATGGAGTTACATCAGCAAATTTACAATTTAAAGTAACTCAATCTGTCAACCCACAATCTTCAACAACGGATGTAGTAGTATTAGAACCGTACGTTGATGAAAATTTTGATAATAGTGATTGTAATGTTTTACAAAATAATGTTGATATAAATAGATTTGATGGATTTTTTATGGAAATGGATTTTACAAGTGGATCTATTTTACCTCAAAATCAACAAGCAATTCTAAATGGCTCAGCGATGAGAGCCCAAGTACAACCTTGGAATTATACTTATTCCTCTCAGGTAATAGGTAGATATAGTGGTAAAGAACAAAATGCTATTGCTATAAATGTTTATACAAGTGCTAGTCAATTTATAACAGCCTCAGCTTATGGATTTAGTGGTTCATGGCCTGGTGATACAACATCTCCTTTAGTTCAAGGTAGTACAGTTATACAACAGTTAGATAGTTGCATTTATGAAACTAATTGGGCGGGAGGTGGTTATCCTGAAAATTCATATGGTGGTACTTTTAGTTTAGGAGATATCATGTTGATAGGTGAAACTAAAGATGCAGTTCAAGTATTCAAAACAGATAGTCCTTTATATTACCAAATTTTAAATCAAAATATACCATTTAGTTCATCTTTTATACAACGAGCTTATACTCCAAATACAGCATTATCTTCTCAACTAACTTCATTATATCCTGGAGTACAACTTCAAGATGCAGCATATTGGATACCTTCAAATTATCTTGTTACTGGTAAAGGTACATTTTATCCTACTGGTTCTCCTCAATTTGTTGGGCAACCTTATATTGAATATAGTGGATGTTTTTCTCTTATACCTACAGGAATACGAAACGCTTCTAATGTTCAACAAACAGGTTCTGGAGCAGTTGCCGCTCTTTTATTTACCCAAATGTACCAAGATGTAATAAATGGAAACCCATGGTTTGCAAGTATGTATAAAAATCTAGGTAATATAGCGGACGGAACTGATTTTAACCAATATGGTTTTCCTTTCCAAATTACATCTATAACTTCATCAGCAGCAGGATTTTGGCAATTATTTATTAAAAATAGTAGTGGATTCTTCCCTACCAGTAGTTTTCCTTATTCCGCTTATCCTATAGGATATTCAGGTAGTCAAAGTAATACAGGATTATTACTTACACCAGGAGTGACTAATCAAAATCAATTAGTAGCATATGGTGATATATGGCAGGATTTTTCAAGTAATGCTGGATATTTAACTTTACCTTATCCTAAAGCAGTCATAACTCAAAACGCTAATTATATTACTAAACAATATGGTAATAATCCAAACCCTTAATTAAAAATTAAAAATTATATATATTTATAACAAAATAAACATTAAAAATGGGATATTTAAATAACACGATAGTAACAGTTGACGCGATCCTTACAACTAAAGGTCGCCAGTTACTAGCTCAAAACGATGGTACGTTCCGTATTACTCAATTTGCATTAGCAGATGATGAAATCGATTACACATTGTACAATCCAAACCATCCATCAGGTTCTGCTTATTATGGTCAAGCAATTGAAAACATGCCTTTGTTAGAAGCATTTCCTTTGGAAACTCAAACAATGAAATATAAATTAGTTACATTACCACGTGGTACAGCTAAGATGCCAATTTTAAATGTTGGTTATTCTTCAATTACAATCAAACAAGGTGCTTCATTAGCTATTACTCCTCAAACATTGAATTATATTGGTGGTAATACTTATGAAACAAGTGGATATTCATATACAATCGGTGATGTTAGAACAATGGCAACATTTGAAGGTGTTGGTATTAATACTCCAAATGCTACAGCATTAAATACAACTACAACATTAGGTACAAGCGTATCTAAAACAGTTATTGGTACTACATTAAACATGAAAGCAACAACTGTAAATACATTGTTTGGTTCAAATACAGCATTATATACTACATTAACAATAATTGGTAGAGATAGTGGTGCTAGAGTAACAATCCCTGTAACCGTAACTAAAGTTTAAAAATAAAAATATAAAATAATAATATGGCTGGAACATTTATAACACTAGACCCTGCAGACTTTGTAGTAAGCTCAGATGCAATTACAGCAACGCTGTGGTCAGGAGGAAATCCAACATTATCTACATTCTACACTTCATCAACTCAAGAAGCAGGTTCATCAGGTAACTTTTACTTAAATGTATATCAAACTGCCTCTACAGATGCTAATGCTGCTATTCAGTTTGCTGTTGCTTATGGTAATAATAATGGTAGTGGTAGTCAAGATTATAATTTAGCTGTAGATGGTTATTCACCAACAGCTACAATTTTTGGTCAATGGCAAGATTTAGTAATTGGAGATGAAAATACAAATTTTGCTTTTGGTACAATTACATCTTCTCAATTCTATGTTTTATCAATTGATAGAACAAGATATAAAGAAGCATTAGCTTTAGGAACATTATCTTTAAGATTATCAGGTAGTTCAGGTTCTATTGTTTTAACCGATAATAGTGCTTATACTACAGCAGTTACAACTACGGGTGCTGGTGTAACAGTATACCAATTAATTACTGGTTCTCAAGGTGCAAAAGCAAATATTACTTCTAGAAATACAGCTGATGGATACTCAGCAAATTCAGGTTCTTATGGTTGGTTCTTACCACAATTAGGAGCTATAATTTTAAATCCGTTAGCATTAGCTGATTTTGCAGTTAGTGGTGGTATTGGATTGCAATATAGTGGCTCATCTTCAGGATCTGTAGTTCCAAATGTTTCACCAAACAGAAGTATGTTTATTGCTCTTAGTGGATCTGGTAATTTTATGTTAAATAGCCAAGAAACAATCACCTCAGATTATGTGTTTGTAAGAGCAAGAAGTTCAGAATTTAATTATTCAGAAAATCCATCTTATATTTCAGGTTCAACTGGTGAAGTATTATATCCTTACTTTATTAACAATCCACAAACGTATATTACCACAATTGGTTTATACAACGATTCAACTGAATTATTAGCAGTAGCTAAATTATCAAGACCATTGTTAAAAAACTTTACTAAAGAAGCTTTAGTTAGAGTTAAGTTAGATTTTTAATGAATGATAGCATTCAAACAATTATTAACATCCGATGTCATAGTGACACCGCTAGAGGTAAACAAATCGTTTGCCTTTAGTGGTAGTCAATTAATTAGTTCTAGTGTAGGTATAGATAGATTTTTAGGATCTTTATCAACAGCAAGTTTATTTAATCCAATATCCGAGCCTACAACAGGTTACTTATCTACTCAATATCAAACATTAGTATATAATTCTATTAAAGAACTATATTATTCAAATTATATAGGTAATTTATATGGTACACCTATAAACACAGCTAGTCTTATACCTAATACAGTTCCTGTATTAGCTCCTCAAAATTTACCAACAACAGGAGTATTAGTAGGTACTACCCCCTCTCCAGGATTATATGATAACTATTTACAAAGTACATTAACATTCCCTCGATATTTCCCAACATCAGGAACTATTGGTGTTATATCAATACCAAGTCGTTTATATGGTGATTTTATTCAACCAAGTTCTTTTATATTTACAGCACCTAGTGGAACATTATATGATGATGGTGAAGGTAATTTAATACTATCGGGTTCAAATACATTATGTGGTAATATATTTTATGGACAAGGATTAGCAGTAATAACATCCGGTTCAGTATCATCTTCAGTAGCTGTTAGTATAATTAATTATGTAACATCTTCTCAAGTAACATGTTCATTCTCCTCTTCACTTACCATTTATGAAAATCAATATAAGTGTACTATTAGAGAAAATGAGTTTACATATACATTAAATCCAACATTAACTATAGACCAAAGTGGTTCTTTACCAGGTTATGTAACCGGATCTTATTGGTCTCCATATGTAACAACAGTAGGTTTATATGATGAAGCTCAAAACTTACTTGCTATAGGAAAATTGGCTCAACCCTTACAAACATCACCCACAACAGATACAACAATACTAGTAAACATAGATATGTAAATTATGATTAAACTATTAGATATTTTAAATGAAAGTAAATCTACCAATGTTATAATAGTAGATATTCAACCTGCTTATGATAAATGGTGTGGTCATTTAATGCCTTCTCTTTGTGAATTTCTTAACAATCAAGCAGGAAAAATTTTAATTTTATTTAATGGAGAAGATTTAAATTTAGACTCTAAAAATGATGTTATAAATTATTATCTTGAATATGGGTTAGATGATAATAAAATAAATTCTATTGAATGGAAAGAAAAAATGTATGGATACTTTAGAGATTTAATGGACTCACATATAGACGAACATATTATTATAAAAATTATTAGAGAAATGATATTAACTAGAGTTAATGATTCTAGAGAATTATCCCAAGAATTTCTTGATAAAATGGTTAAAGAGTATGATACTGATTTAGATATAATGCCTATTTTTCTACCAGATATATCTGTCTCTTTATTAAAAGAATATAATAATTGTTATATAGGAGGGGGAGGAAAACACGAATGTTTTAAAGAAATAACATTGTTTATGAATGCTTTAAATATAAAATATAAAGAAATGAAAAAATTTATATATTAAAATTAATTTAAAAGTTATGTTACTATATACAAAACCAACACATGTTGAGGATCTCATAAACGATCCAACATTCAATACAGATGATTATTACGGTTACGTTTACCTGACAACTAATTTAGAAACAGGTCGCCAGTATATAGGCAAAAAAATATTTAGACATACCACAAATAAAAAATTAGGTAAAAAGGAACTAGCCGCTTTACCAACTCAACGTGGTCGCGTTCCATCTAAAAAGAAAGTAGTTAAAGAATCCGATTGGAAAACATATTATGGCTCAGCTGATGAAGTTAAACAATGGGCTAAAACAACGCCTACTGATAAACTCACTCGTGTCGTATTACGTTTATGTAAGTCGTCGAAGGAATTAACTTATTATGAGACCAAATACCTATTTGATTACAACGTGTTAGCCGATGATAAAGTATGGGTTAACAGTAACATATTAGGAAAATTCTTCCCAAAAGATTTGGCTTCCCAAGAGTAAGGTTGTATATTAATGGTTATGGTCAATCAAGCTTTAATTGCAATTACAAACTCGGTGTTAGGTAGTGGTAAATCCACTGCTCGAAACAACTATGCTTATACTTGCCCTTTCTGTAAACACCACAAACCAAAACTAGAAATCAATTTTACGGAAAATGCTAAAGGTGAAAACGCTTGGCATTGTTGGGCTTGTGATAAGAAAGGTAAAAAATTGGTTCAATTATTTAAGTTAATAGATACACCACCTGAAAAAATATTAGAGTTAAAAACATATCTAAAATCAGATACAGACTATAACGTAGTATCAACAACCGAAAAAATTAGTTTACCTAAAGAATATATTTCACTAATTAATCCGTCTAATTCAATTATAGCTAAACATGCTATGGCTTATTTGAAAAAACGAAATATTAGTGAATGTGATATTATAAAATATAATCTAGGATATTGTGAAAAAGGAGTATATGCCAATCGTATAATAATACCATCTTATGATGAGAATGGTAACTTAAATTATTTTACAGCACGCAGTTTCGAAAAAACAAATCCAATCAAATATAAAAACCCCAATACTTCTCGTAACATTATTCCGTTTGAATTCTTTATAAACTGGGATTTACCGTTAGTGTTATGTGAAGGACCATTTGATGCTATTGCTATTAAACGTAATGTTATACCTTTATTAGGTAAAAACATACAATCCAGTTTAATGAAGAAAATTGTTATGTCGTCTGTTTCTAAAATATATATTGCTTTAGATAAAGATGCTCAAAAACAAGCATTAAATTTTTGCCAACAACTTATGAATGAAGGCAAAGAAGTATATCTAGTTGATATGCAAGATAAAGACCCATCTGAAATGGGATTTAAACAATTCACCAACGTTATACAAGAAACTGATTCTTTAAATTTTTCAGACTTGTTAGCTAAAAAACTCATGTTATGATTGAGAAACATTCAAACATTATCCGCGATCCTAAAATTAAAAGAATTGTAGAATACAGTAATGACAATAAACAAGTAAACGTATTAGATAAAAGATTTTATAGACGTAATGAAAAATATTATCCATCTGTATCAAGTATCTTAAATTATTTTCCTAAAAATCAATATTTTCATAGCTGGTTAAAAGACGTAGGACATAATAGTGATATCATCGCTCAAAAAGCAGCTTGGGAAGGTACACAAGTACATAATGCAATTGAAAGTTTTCTTGAAGGAAACGAAATAACCTGGATAGATAAAGACGGAAACGCTTTATACAATTTAGATGTTTGGAGAATGATATTACGTTTTGCTGATTTTTGGAACACAATTCAACCTGAACTTATATCAACCGAATATCATTTATTCTCAGACGAATATGAATTCGCAGGTACAGCAGATATTATTTGTCGTATAGATGGAAAATTACATTTGCTTGATATTAAAACATCAAACTCAATCCATAGCTCATATAATTTACAATTAGCAGCTTATGCTCAGGCTTGGAATGAAACACATAATGAAAAAGTAGTAGACACAGGTATAGTATGGTTAAAATCATCTACACGTGGTCCTTCAAAAGATAAAATTCAAGGTAACGGATGGCAGTTAAAACAAATCGGGGAAATTGAAAAACATTTTAGTATGTTTACAAAGATATACGATATATACCGTATGGAAAATCCGGATTCTAAACCTGCAACTGAGACTTTACCTACAACAATTAAGATAGCTACTGGAAAACCCGCGCTTCTTGTTGAGGAAACAAAAAAGTCAACTAAGAAGAAAAAATAAATTATCCATATTCCTTCAATATTTATAGGTAACATTCTGCTTTGATGATTAAATTATTACAAATATTGAAAGAGGCGACTAATTCACCTAAAGCAATTATCCTTGCAGGCGCTCCAGGTGCCGGTAAGGGTACAGTGCTAGGTGGTTTAAATTTAAGTAACTTAAAAGTATTTAATTTAGACGATACAATTGCCGCTTTATCTAAACAACAAGGTTTTACTCTAAACCAAAAATCAGCTAGCGCAGAAGAACGTAGTAAATTTGCTACCGCAATGGCCGCTGCAACTAAAAATATAAAAACAGAATTAATCCCTAATGCGATAGCAAATGGGGATTCTTTTATATTAGACGGCACTTCAGCATCAGTTAAAAATACAGTTGAACTTAAAAAACAACTTGAAGATGCTGGTTACGATGTGATGATGTTATATGTTTATACTGACTTAGAAACAGCATTAGAACGTAACGAAAAACGATTTGAAAAATCTAAAGGCGAAGACAGAAGTTTATACCCTGGAGCTGTATTAAGTACATGGTTAAGTGTAGCTAAAAACTTCGAAACATATCAACAATTATTTGGTGATAATTTTGTATCGGTATCAAATGTAGGTAA